CACTGGAACTGCGGCATCTACCCCTAAACTCTTGACTACAAACTTCACGATTGAAGAAAGTGGTGGAAAGTTGTTGTTCAAGTATGGGGCAACGACAATTGCATCAATGTCTTCAACTGGAGTCATTACATCTGTAACTAACATAGTTGCAAATGGAACACCTTAAAGGAAAGTAAATCATGGCAACTCAAGTCTCCCTCAATGATGGCGCAGTAGCAAGTGCAGGTGCATTGGCTATTCAGACCAATGGAACTACGCAAGCAGTAAGCATCAGCACTGGTCAAGTTGCAACTTTTGCACAGAATCCTATTCTGACTAGTGGCACAATCAATGGTGTGGCCTATCTCAATGGCTCAAAGGTGCTGACCACGGGCAGTGCGTTGGTGTTTGATGGTACGAATTTGGGTGTGGGTGTTACGCCTAAGTCTTGGGCCTCTGGCTTTCAAGCAATTCAATTAAGTGGTCTTGCGTGTTGGAATGTGGATGGTGCAGTTGCTGGTTCTGCTACTTACTTTGGAAACAATGTATATCGTGATTCGGCGGATAGTCGTTGGGAATATATTGCTTCTGGAGACAATGCAACACAATACTTGCAAGCCTCTGGGCAACATATTTGGCGTACAGCCCCCTCCGGCACAGCAGGTAACGCCATCACCTTCACCCAAGCAATGACCCTTGATGCAAGCGGTAACTTGCTGGTGGGGACTACGAGTGGTTACGGAGGAAATACAAGATTAAATTTGCTTTCTTCCACTAATGCAATTGTTGCTAATATTTATAATAGCGGTTCAACATCTACAACTAAACTTGCAAATATTATTCAAAGAGTTTCATCAAATGCAAGCAATGCAGATGTAAACATTAATTTTACTGATAATGTATCAAACAATTATTTTTTTGGCGGCAATAACGGTGGCGCATATGTTATGGCAAACACCAACGGAGTCCGTCTATCAAATGGCGGCACATCGTGGGCATCTGATTCTGACGAGCGCCTAAAAGACATCATTGAGCCGATTATCAATGCGGCAGAAAAAGTTTCTTCTTTACGAGCAGTTATTGGCAAATATAAAACTGATGAAGAAGGAGTACGCCGCACATTCTTGATTGCTCAAGACGTTCAAGCGGTTTTGCCTGAAGCAGTATCGACCGCACCTTCCCAAGAAGTCTTGTCAAATTCGATATAACCAGCAGCAATTGAACTAACACGAGCAAAACCACTATTCGAAGCAGGTGTCATGATAGCAGTATCACCACCAACATAGACCCATTCACCAGCAATCAAGCCTAGTGTGGTCATTGTAATTGCAGCAGAATTCAAGCGAACATAATTACCGTTAAGGGTAAAAGTTGCATCACCTGAAGCAAACTGGAAGCCTACAGTTTCTAATGTAGCTGTAGAAGCAGGTGTTTCGTCAACACAAGTTTCAACGACAACCACAGTAGTTGAAGTCTTTGATGCAACTTTTTTAAGACCATTATTCGCAGCGTTGGTGAAGCCCGTTGCTTTAACAAGCGAACCTGCTAAGAACGAACCTAAACCCGAAGCAGCTGAATAAGTTTTTGTGGACGCAACAATACCAGTCAAAGGAACAGCAGTACCGTTCATTGGCAAAGTTGTAGTCTTTTCACGAATATCCGCAAAGAAGAAACCTTGCATCAAACGTGTCAAATTTGTCTGTGTCATGTCTTGAGTAAATCCACCCGAAGCATCTAAGTCAGTCACTACGCCTTTTTTACGTTGACGACTTGTGCTAATAGGACTACGAGAAACGGTTTTAATATCCGAACCGAAATCTTTATAGCCATTGGGCTCTAAAGGATACCACACTGGACTTCCTGCAAGAACTTCTAATGAAGTTTCTTCCGAATAACGGAGGCCAGTCACATTTGAGTCAATCTTGTTAATAGTCATACCAACCTCACGCTATACTATCGTATTCATAGTCTACCATGAATACTTGCTTTAAAAATCCACCATCGGGTTTTGACTCAACCGACTTAGGACGACGATAAAATAAACTTCCATGATTAGCAGATCTAAACGCACCCACTAAGTATTCACAAAATTCTTCAGGAGCTATTGCAGAACTTCCAATTGGGGAAAAGCATTCTACATATAACGTCCCAGTGTTGTTCCAAATTCGTTGACCAATTCTATCGCTTAAAGAGTTTTGATCACCACCACCACTAACAGTAGAAACTCTTGCCCAATTATCACTAGGTATAGTGAATTCAACATTTGGCCATGAAATATCTTCAAGACTGTTAGCTTCTAGTGTGGTCTTAACTAAGGCAAACATTAAATCATGAGCTTCAAGTTTGTTCATCTTTTAATACCAAAAGCATAGAGAATTGTTGTCTCGCCTGGCTTTAAAGCATAACACCACTCAACACGGAACTCAACTGAATCTGTAATAACCTTAGTTTCTGTTAAATCAGCAGCTTCATGAGCAACTAAAAGGACTTCAGAAGCCCTTAATAGCAATGATTCAGGTATAAAATCTAAACCAAGTTTCTTTTTGTCTGAAATTGGAACATACACCGCCTTTTGAGTGCTAATAACCACAAGTGGCGTACTATTACCCTGCCAAGGCTTGTTCACATCCGCTACAATATCAGTCTTCGAGAAGGTTGTGCTTCTACCATTCTCGTTAATTAATTCTTTAGCTAAGACCACGAATTCTTCGTGCATATTAACCTCGAATAACGGTATTGGATGATATAAGTAATTGTTTTAAGTATTTATCAGCAGAAGGGAAACGAGAAACGCGGGATGTAGACGTATTAAAAAATTTCTTTTTAGTTGTTAGAGGCCCAACAGTTTTTTCTAATTCGGATAATGGATAACCAGTTGCGTCGATTGTAGGGTCGCTATCTAAATTCCCTGAAACTAAAGCTCTCAAAGCATATTCACAAGTAGCATTTAGAAGCTGGGAGGGCATTGCACCCATTCCAGTGACATTAGAAGAAGGGAAGAACAAAGTACCGCCTAAGCTGGTATCTTTGAACTTCCCTTTAAATGCTTCAACATAGTCTGTCGCTAAAATTAAAGCAGCTTGCTTCAATGAATTTGCGCCAGTCCAAGTCACAATACCACGATCAGTAAAATAGGAATCAGCATACGCTACACTCGCATAAGAGTTAGCACCTACCACCATTGTTCCGTCTTCTACTATAAATGCCATGATATCTTATCCAATTAAAACGTCCCTGTGACCCACTCCAATATTAAAGGCGTTTGCGAGAAGCATCAATTGGAGCGGGTGCAATAGCTTTCGCTAATTCGCTCAAATCTACACCACTTGAAACAATTGCTCTTTGTGTCGCACCGCGTTTTTCAAGAATTGCCCGCTGTGAAGCTAAGTAACCTTGAACAGTTGCAGCAGCCGCACTACCAGTGATCTTCGCGTCCATGATAACCACAAGCTTGTCGCGTTCGTTTTCAATTTCACGAATAACTTTATTAAGTTCATTACGTTGTTCGTAAAGAGCAGATAAAGCATTCGAGTAACCGTCGAGTTTAGCCTCGTCAGTAACTTCAACTTCAACTTCAATAGGTTGAATTTCAGCAGTTACAATAGAAGTAAGACCTTCAATTTCGTCAGGATCTTTAATTTCTTCTTCAGGTTCACCAAGGAAAGGATTGCCTTGAGTAAACATGGGGGCGAATGACGTGATAGCTGCCCGAGTGTGGTCAGCATCACCAGTCAACAATTGAACTGTTTCAACTCGAGGCAAGCCTTCAGCAGTCCAATGTTCAGCGTTCTGTGGGTCTAAGCTTTTCAGGGCTTGCTCGAGAGAAAGTTTCATTAGAAGTCGCCTGTGTTAATCCAAAAGATTGTTACCGTACCAGTGATCGTTCCGCCATCAGTAATATGAGCAGCGTTATCATCAATACGAATATTAAGGTACAAATCAGCGTCCGTAGTACCAGCAGCAGCCACACCGCCACCCGTGATAGTGCTTGCATTGATAGCACCTACTTGAGCAGTCATTGCAGCAATAGCTGTTGAAGCAAGAATATTTGCCTTAGTTGTATCTAGAGCAATTGCACTTGCAGGGGCAGCAGTACCAAGAGCAACATCACCTTCAGCTGTATCTAACCAAGCAGCATTAGTCAACGTCAAGTCTGCATCAATAGTTGCACCAAGAGTCTTAATGCTACCAGCAGGGAAGTCGTATAACTTCACACCACCATATTGACCAACACCAGCGTCATCGGTTAAAGTGATTGGAGTAGCTGTCATGGTGATAACTGTTTTATGAATACCGCCAGCACCAAGTTCTGTGGCAACAACAGTTGAACCATTCTTAGCACCGTCAGAACCATTAGAAGAATCTAAATAGTCATACATCGGGTCTAGAGCATGAGGGAAGGCATTACGAGGAAACATTTTAATTCTCCAAATAAAGCCCGAACTTGTCGGGCTTTATCCTTCTAGTGGTTAGTATTCGCGTGAGATCAAACGAGCAATTTTAATTTGCTTACGTTCAGCAAACACACGACTCCAAGAGCCCGCAGCCGCCAAGTTATTGGAAGTCGCGGCATTGCTTGGGCCACCGATTGCAGGAGTACCGATGTAAGCATGACCAGCAGGATGCAAACAGAGCTCAGTACGACTGAACAAAGTTTCAGTACCGCCACCGTTACCAGCAGCAGCGTCACGCTCAACTTCAACTGGAACTTTAGGTGAAGAAATACCTAAACGCAGAGCACCAGCACCGAACACCCATGATTCAAAGACACCGCTAGTAGCAGGTAAACCATCATCAATAATAACCATACGACCTAAGTACGTTGGAATATTAATTTGACCACTGGCATCAGGAATGAAGTCAATCAAGTTGTTTTTCTGCATACGAGCATAAACAATGGAGTGAACCATTACCATGCTCAAGCTATCCATGGAATCACCCATAGTAACAGCAGTATCAATGAAGGCTTCACCGCTAAAGTTAGTCACACCGTTAACGAAGCTAGAACCCGAAATATCATGGGTCATATCGTTTTGTGTGTGAGTATCTGTTCCAGTTGGGGAAGCAGCGTTATCAGCGAAGATACCTTTAACAGTAGCAACGAAAATTTGTTGATAACGACGAGTCCAATAAGCAGCAACACGCGAAGCGATTGCGTTCATTGGGTCAACGCCAGCTAAAGCAGAAGCTAAATCAGCAGAACCCCAAGAGTTATTACGGCTCAAACGAACAGAAATTTCTTGTTGTGTAGTGATGTTATTTGGAGTAGAGGCAGAACCCGAATCCGAAGATACGTTATCAGCATCGTTTTCCAAATCACGGAAAGATGGGGAATTAAAAGTGAGACCACCGCCAGCTAATTCGCTGTCAATTTTGGAATCACGAACAACAGCACCTGAAGCAATAAGACGTGATTTTTCTTCAGTCATTTGCAACATATAAGGGTTAAAGACTTCAGGGACAATAATATCCGATACTAATGTGACAGCCATTTTGGTTATCCTCTAAAATTAAATGGACTCAATCCGCATGGAAGAATCATGTGTAAGGGAGCCCATGCCCCTAAAACTAAACATTAACCCTTTTTAATCGCGAAGTCAATAATTATTTTGCCTTCGGTTTAGGTCGCCCACCGCCAATTGTCGTTCCAGCGGATTTCGCCATTTGTTCAGCTTTGGCGCGATTTTCCTTAATCATACGACCTTGTTCAGTCATATTCCAATTTTCATGTGTGAAAGGATTCACACCACCACCGCCACCGCCAGGCTTGCCACCACCACCAATGGAGGTTCCCCACCAGTGCGGACGCTTAGGCTGGAGCTCAGTTAACCACACTTCAGGGTTGATGCCCACAGTGAAGCCTGAACCTTCTTTAACAACAATAGAACCTGATTCGTCAACTGTAAAGACACGTTCCGCAAACATTAGAGCATCGTCAATTGCTTCGGGAAGTAACTTAGCTTTGGATGCAGCAGCTCGAACAGTTTCGCTGATTGTGCGTTTAGTGCCTTCAACTTTAAATAGTTCAATTTCACCAGTTAACTCAGTAACTTGTTTTGCAAGATTAGCTTTTTCACGTTCTAACGGAGCAATACGAGCTTTAATACGAGTTTCAACCATCTCGTTGATTTTTGTATCGTCAGGCTTACCTTTAACAAGTTCTTCAAGTTCGTTAATACGGTCAAGTTTAGCAAGAACTTCGTCAGGTTTTAAATCACCAAAAGAAGAAAGAGCTTCTTTAGCTTTCTTGTGGTCAGCTCGTTCTTTTGACAAAGCAGTTTGGACACGGGTCACGTCAGCTTCGGTTTTAATGCCCTTAACTTCAGTTAATTC